CAGTCACAAACTGACCACGCCTCACAAATCAAAGACGGCCACCGCATTTCTGGCGTGTGTGCCGTAATGAACCGCCACACCAAAGTTTACTTTTGGTTAGCAGAATCAAGTTTGCCCTGCAAGACAAAATACATCTAAACCGCTTTCATAAAGGACTTCTTCATGGCTGCTTCTTCCGGTAAAGGTAACACCTTTGAGCAGGATGTGCTCAAGCTGATTTTCAACGCAACTGCGATTGCCAACATTGCGGACAACGCGGGCACTTCCCCGTTGACCGACCTGCAAATCGCCCTGCACACCGCCGACCCTCTGGAAGCTGGTGTCCAGAACGCTAGCGAAGCTACCTACACTGGCTATGCTCGTGTCGCAGTGGCCCGCACCTCTGGTGGCTGGACTGTCAGCGCGGCTGGCGACCCCACTACGGCGACCAACGCGGCTGCCATCAACTTCGGTCTTTGCACTGCTGGTTCTGAGACCATCACTCACGTCAGCATCGGCGTGGCTGGTAGCGGTGCCACCAAGATTCTCTACGCAGGCGCTCTGTCGGCACCGTTGGCTGTGAGCAACGGCATCACGCCGAGTTTCGCTATCGGAGCACTGTCCGTCGCAGAAGACTAAATCTAGCGGCCTGTAAAGGCGTAGAAAGAACAAATTTACATGGCCATCAGCTATCAAAACTTCGGAACCGTTACCACCATAGGCAGCGGTGTTACAAGCATAACGCTTCCGGCTCCTTCTGGAGCGTCGGCTACCGATGTGGTGTTGGCTGTGCTGTATGGAAACTTCGGCACTGGCACCATCACGCCGCCTAGCGGGTGGACTCTGGTTAACCGCACAGCCAGCGGTACGACGCAGAACATGGCTGTCTATTGGGCACTCGGTTCTGCCAGCTTCGGGGCTTGGACGGTTCCAGCGCCTCCTACTGGCGGCGGTATGGTGGGGTTCACGCTCGGTTACACAGGCGTAGACAACACTACACCGATGGATGTGACTGCGGCAGGGCAGGTCAATGGTGCTAGCTCTACTTACACTGCTCCTAGCGTTACTACCGTTACTGACAACGCTTGGTATGTTTGCTTCTTTGGGGTAGACGACACAGCTAATGGCTCTGTACCTACTATAACGGCTGGTTCAGGACTCACCGATAGAGCGCAGGGAGGCGTTGTAGGTTCGGGTGGCCCTCCCGGTGGAAGACGTACTTTGTCTGCCGAAGGGTCGGATGGAATTAAGGCTACGGCAGGAGCGGTTGGTACTCACACCGCGTCTTCTTCTATAAACAACGTCAACATCGGAGTCACTGCTGCTCTGCGGCCTGCACCGCCAAGCGGAGCCATCACCTCAAATATCCTTGCAGTAGGAAGTATTCCGACACAGACCCTTCGCGGGTCTGGGGCACTGAGCGATTCCATCCTCGCTGCGGCTAGCATGACCAGCACTTTGAAGGGTGCGGGCATCCTCGCGCAAAGCGTGGTGGCCTCGGCTAGCATGACCAATACCTTAAAAGGTAGCGGTGTGTTGGCGAACAGCATTCTTGCTTCTGCTTCCCTGTCGAGCACCGTTCGCGGGTCTGGGGCGCTGGCAAAAAATATCCTTGCCGGGGCGAGTGTTCTCGCTGATTTGACTGTTCCTGCTGGCCCTATCACGGCAAGCATTTTGGCATCTGCCAGCGTGACGAACAATCTTCGTGGCGCAGGCGCGCTGGTGAATTTAACACTGGCGCAGGCGTCACTTGTTAGCACCCTTCGTGGGTCAGGTTTGTTGTCTGAGTCTATCCTCGCTGCCGCGACGATGACAACTACGCTGCGCGGCGCAGGTGCACTGGCTAAAGCAATCACTGCTCAGGCTAGCCTTACACCCACACTGCGGGGCGCTGGCGTGCTGGCTGGCTCCATTGTTGGAGCGGCTACCACATCCGGGCCTCTTCTTGGCAGTGGGGCGCTGGCAAGTGCTCTTCTCGCCGTAGCGACGTTAGTAACCACTTTACGTGGGTCAGGCGCACTGTCTGATTCCATCCTTGCTTCCGCCATCCTCACTGCAACTTTGTTTGACAGTGGGGCAGGCCCAACTAGCTCTATGACAGCCCACGCTACCGTTGTTGGTGCGTTGTCTGGGTTGGGCAGTCTGGTGGACTCGATTCTTGCCAGCGCAGTAGTTGCCAGCACTCTTCGTGGTTCTGGTGCGCTCTCTGATGTGATTCAAGCACAGGCGGCAGTGGCCAGCTTGCTGCGCGGCATTGGTGCGTTGGCGAACACGGTTCAAGCAGGTGCGGCGGTTGCTGGCACTGCACGCGGTGCAGGTGTCTTGAGCAACTCGATTGTTTCTTCTGCGTCTTGCACAAGTGTGCTTCGTGGTTCCGGCAGGTTGGTGAGTTCACCAGTGGCCGGGGCTGTTTTGTCTGCAAGCGGTCTTGCCTACGCCTTTGCATCGGCGTCCCTTGTTGGGCACGCGGTGATGCACGCTGATTTCGGCAACAGTGTTTTCGGCGTCCTGTTCGTCAAGCTTGCTGTTAACCCGGAGTTGGGGGCTACGGCAGTGCTAGAGCTTCCCCTGCACGCAACCGAAACGACTACGCCTGCAATGTTGGCGAAGGCGTCCTTGACTACACCTCTTCTGGCGAAGGGGCTGACTATCACTCCGTACTAGGAGAGCGTCTTTGTCGCAAAAGAAGTTGTACAAGAAGTCTACGAATACGATTACGGTCACGCTCACTGACTCGGCAAAGGTGTTGGTGACGGGCGCAACTGCTACGGCCACGTTGGTAGATGGTTTGGGTGTGGATGTTCCAAACGCTATAGCGGTTGTTTTAACTGAGCTTGCCCCGACCACAAATCCGGGCGTGTACACAGGAACCATCGAAGAGGCTTTTGACCCACCCGTAGCGACCAACTACGTGTTGCAGGTCACCGCGCTCCAAGGCGGCAGGCAGCTTTACGGCGAGGCTTCCGTCGCGGTGCAAGTCTACACCATTAAGTAACAACTCCGACCAAACCCTAACTCTCTGCGAAGGTGTTTGCCTTGGACTTCAACATCATCATCGCCCACCGAGGAAGTGCTCTCGGTCTTTGGGCGACCGTGCACTCTTGTGAGATTGACCTGTCTGACCCTCGGTGTAAGTACAGTTACCAGTATCGCATTGTCACAAACGGCGAAGCGAAACTAGACCCAGACAGTCAGAACATTATCAACCAGCTACAAAAGGTTGGCAAGCTAGGCTACGTTCACCACTCTGAGCAGCCCTTGGCTCCTCCGACTGCGAGGCAGCTTGCAACCGAAGGCGCGGACGGTGCGTACCTGTTCTTCTTTGACAATCACTGCTTGGTCACGCGGGATTACTTCCGTCGCGCCATGTTTGATTTCGAGACCTATGGGATGGATATGCTCCATTCCACGACGAGGTATTTCCCCGGCGAACCGGAGAACTACCACTACACCTTGACGCTTGACAAAAACTTCTGGACGGGTCAGTGCGCGACTCTTCCAGACATCGCACACAAGCCCTACCCGATTGCAATGGGAGGGCACGGTGGATTCGCAGTCAAGCGGTCGGTGTGGGAAGAAGTCGGTGGTTACTGGACAGGGTTTCAAGGCTACGGCGGCGAGGAAAGCTACTTCGATTTGAAGATGGCGATGCTCGACAAGACAAATTACCTTGACCCGTACTTGGCACACTGGCACTACGCAGGGACGCGCCCGTATCGCAGGCACTTCACGGACGACTACTACCGCAACATGATGATGTGCGCGAACATCATCGGCGGGCCGCACTGGATGTACAGAGTCTACGAGAACTTCGCCAAGTCAACGAAGTTCCCCGGCAAGTCCATATTTGCGTTGCTAGAGGACGCACAAACAAGGAGTGCAGAGCACGCTGCATGGTTTGCAGCGAAACGTCATCGCACTCTTGAAGAGCAGCTTGTGTGGTTCAGCGACAACAACATCTCTCACTAACTTTACGGCAAAGGCGCTATGTCAACTGCAACGCATCCCGTTATGAACGCCGCTCCGGGCTTTTCTCCTAATCCAGAGCCGCAGTCTACAGACAGCGAAGAGATTGCTCGGCTTCGAGCGAAGAACGAGCTTTGGAAAGTCTATGCCCCGGAGTGGGAGCTTTATCTCTCTGCGTATGAGGGCGGCAAGGACTTTGCCTCTACGGATAACCTCTGGAAGCACCAGAGAGAGAACACGGAAGACTACAACGACCGCGCCAAGCGTGTGACCTACTGGAACTACTGCGAACTCTTGGTGGACTTCTTCACCAACTTCGTGTACGCCGAGACGATTCAGCGTGAGGGCGGCGCGAACCAGACTTGGTACGACGCTTTCATAAAGGATGTCAACCGTAAGGGCGACTCCATCACTGACTACATGAGGAAGGTCAGTGACGATATGCAGATTTTTGGTGTCTCGTACACGTTGGTGGACACTCCTCGAACCGGGCTGGCCCCGGATTCAAGCCAGCCGTTGACCAAGCAGCAAGAGAAGGACTTGGGCATCCGGCCTTATTGGGTTCTCCTGCACCCCGACGAAGTAACGGATTGGGTCAAGGATGACTTCGGCGCGTATCAGTATTTGAAGCGCCTGCAACTTGTGGATGAGCCGTCGAAGGAAGGCGTGCGTCACTACGAGCAGTACACAGAGTGGTTCCTAAAGGAAATCGTGGTGTCTCGTGTGGACATCACCAACCCTGCTAGGCCGACTTTGGTCAGCGCGGTGACGTACCCCAACGAGCTTGGGTACATCCCCATCCATGCCACCCTGTTCCGCGAGAGTAAGAAGAACCGGGGCATGGGGAACAGCTTCTTGCGGGATTTCGCGCATAGCTCCCGCAGAATCTTGAACCTGACGAGTTTGCTGGATGAGTTCCTCTACCGCCAGTGTTTCAATATGTTGGCCAAGCAGACGGACACAGCGATTTCCCTGCAAGACCAAGAGGACAACGTTACTGGTTCCTCGAACGTCATCGAGTACCCGAAGGGCGCAGACGCTCCTCAATATCTTTCGCCCCCGTCCGAGCCTGCGAAGTTCATCCAAGATGAGCGCCAGCGGGAAATCAACGAAATGTTCCGCCGCGCCGCTCAGGACACGGTGAACGAGCTTTTCAATGGGGAGAAGTCCAGCGGGTTCAGTCAGGCGCAGTCGTTCTCTAAGACCGTGCCCTTCATCGCCACTCGCGCAGACACGCTAGAGAAGTGCGAGAACGCTCTTATGACCATCACCATGAAGGTGCTTGGTAAAGAGTGGGACGGCAAGGTCAAGTACAAGGACAGGTACGAGCTTACCAACGTAACCGACGCCATCACACAGCTTACCTCTGTGTTCCGCGATTTGATGATTCCTTCCGAATCGTTCGTGAAGGAAGAGTTGAAGCGCCTTGTGCGAGAGATTGACGGCAAGATTACCCCAGAGGTCATGGCCAAGATTTTGAAAGAGATTGAGGCGATGGATTTTCCGGGGTGGCAAGAGACTCAAAAACTGGCTCTCATCGGAAACGCGGGCAAGTCTCCTGCTGCACAGCAGAAAGATAAGTCAACCGGGACTGTTGCTGAGGCTGCGGCTGAGGCACGTGCTCCGGGGACTGCTACCAAGAAACTGCGTAAGTAGCTCAAGCTTGCTCGTTCCATGCGCCTACGGGCAACCCGGAACTGAGCGCGGGAGTGGTCGCGCAGAGACCCCACTCCCGTTATTTTTCTCTGTAAAAGAGAAAGGACTAATACACCAAATGGCGAACACAGGAAATCAGGTGCGCTCGGTCGGTAACAGCAAGGGCACTGGCACTCGGAGAAAGCCCACTGCTATGGCTCTGGCCAGCAAGAAGCAGACGAAGCCTGCCAGCGACAACCCTGACGGCAAGCGCAATCGTCCGTAAGGCAGTTCATCAACGTTCTTAAATACCCGGCCTTAGATGCCACTCACGTCTAACGGTCTCCATAAAATTTTGAGGCAAAGGAATACAAAATGGCTGACGAGCCTAACAAAAACGGCGCAGCGTCCGGTGACGGCGGCGACGAGACTAAAGTTGAGTTCACCCCGAAGCAGCAGGAGAAGGTGCAGGAGCTTATTGACAAGGCAGTGGGTCGCGTGGCGAACAATGTGCGCGACGAGTTTACTGGTCAAGTTAAGACTCTAACTGCTCAACTCGAAACTGCAAGGGCTGCACTTAAGAGTGCCACGACCCCTGCGGAAAAGAAAGAGTCAAAAGAGGACATCGCTGCTCTTCAAGCGAAAATCGAGGAGATGCAAAATGCCTCGAAGACCTCAACCGCTGACATCGAGCGGTACAAGGGGATTGCCCAAGCGAAGGAGAAAGAGCTAGAAGCTGCGAAAGCAGACGCTCTGAACGTTCGCAAAGAAGTTGCCATCACCAGTGCTGCAACGAAGTCAGCCGAGTGGGTTGACCTCGATGTGGTCAGGAAGCTAACGCAGGAGACTATCCATTACGAGCCTGAGAAGGGCAAATGGGTCGTTCTCAATGAGAAGGGCCAGCCGCGTCTGAACGCTGCTATGGAAGAGATGTCTCTCGCGGAGTTCTTCAATGACTTCGCAGCCAAAAACCCTTACCTCGTAAAGAGTTCCATCAAGCAGGGCGTCGGTTCTACGGAAGCGAGTCGCTCGGCCTTGTCGCGGAGCGGCAAGTTCGAGGTTTCACAGATTTTCGGGAAGGCGTCCAATTCCGCTCTTGCTTCCAAGCTGATGAAGGAAGACCCCGCAGAGTATCGCAGGTTGAAGGTCATCGCCAAAGAAGCCGGGTTGCTTGCCTAACCCAAAGTTTTAACCAGTAATTTCATCCCGCATTCATAAGGAGTAATACCTTGGCTTATACCGCCATTAGTGACATCATCAACCCCGAAGTACTGGCTGACCAGATTGCTGCAAAGTTCCCGGATATGTTGGTTCTGGGCAACTCGAATCTGGTTGAGGTGGACTCCACCTTCCCGCTCGGTTCTCCGGGAACCAAATTCAAGATTCCGTTCTGGAAGCGTATCGCTGCGTTCGCTGACCTGTCAGAGGGTTCGGCCATGACGCCCGGTAAGATTCAGGCGGCTTCTGAGAGCGCGACCGTCGTGCGCGGCGGCGCTGCGTTTCAGGTGCTCGACACCGCTGAGTTGGTCTCCAAGGCCGACCCGGTGGGCGAGGTCTCTTCTCAGCTTGCTCGTAGGGCTGCGGAGTACATTGACGCGAAGCTGGTGGCTCAGGCTGAACTGACCCCCAATACCTTCGACCAGTCCGGCGTCAGCGGCGGAACCGTTGACCAGAACGCCATCGTCAACGCCATGTTGACCTTGGGCGACAACTACGGCGCGCTGCTCAAGGGCGGGGCCATCATCATGCACTCCAAAGTGTATGGCGACCTGCTCAAGTTGGGCGTGATTCAGAACCAGTACCAGTTCGGCGGGGACGTGCTTCGCACGGGCGTCATTCCGACCATTCTGGGGCTGCCTATCATCATCTCCGACCTCGTGACCACAAGCGTTGTGTCGTCTGTGACGTACTACCAGACGTTCATCCTTGGGCCGAGCGCGCTGGCGCTGTTCTACCAGCGGCAGGTGATGGTGGAGTTCGACCGCGACATTCTGTTGCAGGCCGACGTAATCGCTGCCACTGTCCACTTTGCGCCGCACATCTTCGGTTACGACGATGTGTCCACCGCTGTGGTCGCAGAGCAGAACAAGAGCATCCACGTTGTCAACATGAAGTCCAAGTAAGGTTGACAACCAACTCTGAGAGGGGAGTCCTTCGGGTCTCCCCTTTCTTCTTTTGGAAATCCCTTCATAGAGGAAAGTTTTCGCATGGGAATGTTGATGCGGCGTCACGCGAACTACCTTGCGGCGGAGAAGAAGCAAATCGCCGCTCCCGCAGAGCCAGAAGTGGCTGCTGCGCCCGCAGAGGTTGCAACAGTTGTGGAGGCCACCGTCGAGGTTGCTCCCGTGACTGAGAAACCGTCTGCTCCACGAAATCGAAAGTAACTCAGGAGTCGGCAGATGCCCATAACCATTGACACGTCTCTAGCAACGGAGACAGCGAACAGCTACGCAGACGTTGCGTTTGCTGACGACTATTGGGAAAACCACTACCTCCCCGTGAAAGCTGCGGCGTGGGCCGCGCTTACCGATGAGGCGAAAGCTACCCTGCTTGTGAACGCGTGCAGAGTGCTGGAAACCGCAAGGTTCACCCTCAAGGTGGGCTTACCGGATTTCTCCCTCTACTACGACAGTGCCCATGCCATAGTGCTTGCCTTGAATCTCGACACCGAGCCAGTCAGGTACTACTTCTACCAGCGGTTGCAGTTCCCTCGCAACATAGATGTCTACAAGACCGGGACACAGCAGGGTGACCTGTATGTGCCTGATGAGGTCAAGTGGGCACAGTGCGAACAAGCTGTTTACCTTTTGTCTCTGGATGAGACCGCTATGTCCAATCGCGTCCAAGGTATCACGATGGACAAGGTTGGAATTGGCAAGGGGCAGATTGAAGCAACGCAGGAATACGCCATCACAGGGAGTAGCTATTCTCCCATCGCGTTGGAGATTCTTCGTCCCTACATGATAAAGGGCGGACGGTTGAGGAGAGCTTAACAGATGGGGCGCGCTACTGGTTTGATTGCAAAGGTCAACGCCGTTCTAAAGAAGTTCACTCCCTTTGAGCGAACCGTGTATAAGCGCGCTATCACGCGCACGGGTGGAGACTC